TCGCTGGTGTGAATGACCACATAGCCGCCGCTCTGGCCGGTGATAAGCCCTGTAGCCTTGCCGATGGCGGTTTGGAGCAGTTTCGGAAAGCGTCCCACTGCGGACTCCACCTTATCGACCGTGGACTGCACCTCGGAGATGGTGGTGATCATGCTGGACTTGCTTTGACCGAGAGAAATACTCTTGTATCGTTCGGCGAGGGTGTCGTACACGGTTTCAATGACCATAGCCGACACGCTGACGCCCAGCAGCGAGTGCCGAATGGTGACGGTATCACAGAGATTGACCCGCGCCAAGAGTGCCGAATACTCCGGCTGTTTCCAGAGCGGCTCAAAGGACACCTTCACCGTAGGGATGGTCGCACCCAGCGGATTTGCTTTGATGTAGCTGTTGGCTTTCGCTCGGAGGGCTTCCTCGGTCACAACTCCGTCAAACTGGTCGGAGAAATCCATGATGAGCGTTTTCGCCCGGACGATCTCCGAGGTCACAATGGGGAGCGTGACCTCCGGCAGCGTGATCACCATTTCGGTGTCCGAGCCTTCCGGCGTGTATATGGCATACGGGAGCAATGCGGTATACACGCCGCTGTTGTCCTCGTCCTGCTCCAAGGCGGTGAGGTTCTTGCCGTATTCAATGACCACGCCGGTCTTCTGCCCACGGTGCGAATGGAACTTTACCGTGAAGTTGTCCCACTCAAACTCGCCGTACCATTTGGAGAGCATGGAGCCTTCCGTACCGCCGAGGCAGGCGCGGACACTTTTCGGCTGGGCAACAGAGAATGCCTTTGCATCCGAGTAGTCCGTCCGGCCCGTGAAGCGTGTATCTCCGGCAAGAAGCTGCGAGAGGATAAGCTGCGGAGAACGGCTCTCCGTCGAAAACGGCATCACCGGCACATTGGCAAGGTCATACGAGATGTGCTGTCCGTAGATGGTAACGATGCTGTTTAAGGGCTTCGTGATGCGGTAAATACGGAACGCTTGGTCGGCGGCGGTGTCATTGGGTTTTGCCTTGATGATGCACTCTTTGGTGATAAGCCCATAGTGCTGACCGCTGACCGGGTATTTGAGTAAGCACTCGAACACACCGTTTCGCTCTTCAGTGACTTCGCAGAAAATGGTATCCGTCAGCACACCGAGACCGAAGGTCGAGAAATCCGTAGTGTTTGCGGAGTAAAGTACAGGAATCATAAACAGCACCACCTTGGAATGACCTCAATCCTTGACACATCGCCGTTGCAGTTAATGGTGCAAATACCCGACTTGAAAACCGGAAACTCAGCCCCTTTGACCACATCATTTTTGAGCATGGTGCCTTTGAAGCAGTTCATCAGCTCACTGTCGATTTCGATGTACTCGTTAATAGCTGAAATCGTCCACGAAGTTGTGCTTCCGCCCGATGAGATGTTGAGCGTGACCGTACCGCTGCCATAGAGTTTGATATACGGCTTACTTTCAAAAGCAGTTGGATTGGTAATCGTCAGTTCGGAAGCGTCAGCCGACACCGTTTCCTGCCCCGCAAAGCTGTATTTGAAAGGCTTGCAGTTGAAGGTCACGGTAAAGCTGCCGACCTTGCTCAGCTGCTCCTCAATGTCCAGACTGCCGGAGATGACGCCGTAGCGGAAATACTCCGCATCGTAAGAGTCGGTGAGTTCGTGGTATCTGTCTGGCTCGGAGTACAGCCAGCCTTTGATGTCCCGCAGGTCGGATGCAAGGGCGGCTACGTTCTTCCGTGCGAGGAACACCGTGTAGGTCACTTTGATGTTGGCAAAGCGGCGGTTCGGATTGATGATGTCACCGCTCCTGCCGGGAATGGAAATGAACTCCGCATCGTACTCCGGTGCGGAGAACACATCCTTCTTCTCGATATGCAGACCGAAATCAGCGGAACTGCGGCCGTTGTAGGTGAAATAGGTCATGCGAATATCACTCCTTTCCGCTGGGCGAACTGATTCGCCGTTTCCATGACTTCGGAGGTGAGCTGACGGATATCCTCACTGTTGTAATTGTTGAAGTTCGTAATGTTCAGGGCAACGGTGAAAGTGGATGCCGCCTTGCCGACCACACCGTCCACGGCAGAGCGGATCGAGCCGTTCACGTCAAAGTCGGTGGGCAGAGCCGTCTGCATATCGTGAGCAAGGTCGCCCATGACGCCGTTGATGTCCTCCGCCATTCCTTCTGCGGCTTTGACCGCTTCATCGCCGTTATCTTCAATGGATCCGGACAAGCCTTTGACCAGCATTTCACCGACCCATGCCATTTCCTTTGAGGGCGAATGGATACCGAAGAAATCGCAGATACCGTCCCAGATGGAGGAAATCCACCCGGACACCTTGTCCCACAGCCACGAGGTAAGCTGGGTAATACCGCTCCACAGTCCCTTGACGATGTTGCCGCCGATTTCTACGATTTTATACATCAGAGAGCCGAAGGCTTTCACGATGCCCGCAATAATCTGCGGCACGGCCTTGACGATCTCCACGATGATGGTGGGCAGGTTTTCAATCAGCGCAACGAACAACTGCACACCTGCCATGATGATTTTATCGATGTTTCCGACCAGAGCATTGACAATGCCGGAGATGATTTGCGGAATCGCCTGCACGATGGTCGTGATGATCTGCGGCAGGGCTTGAATGAGAGAAATCAGCAGGTCGATGCCTGCCTGAATAATGAGCGGTATCGCATTCAGCACAGCATTGATAATGCCGTCAATGATTTTCGGGATAGCTTCCACGATTGCCGTGATGATCTCCGGCAATGCAGTCACCAGCGAGGTCAGAAGCTGAATGCCTGTTTCGATAATCTGAGGAATCGAATCCAGTAAGAAGGTAATGATACCGTTGATGATCTCCGGCAGAGCGGCGATCAACACGGGGATTGCGTCAAGAAGTCCTTGCGCCAGTCCCGTGATAAGTTGTAAGGCTGCGTCAAGGAGCATCGGCAGGCTGTCCACCAGCCCTTGCACAATGGTGACGATAGCCTGCACCGCTGCCGGGATGAGCGTGGGCAATGCATCCGCAATTCCTGTCACCAGCGTGGACACCAACTGAACTGCCGCATCAATGAGCAGGGGCAGATTCTCAATTAGCGTGTTCACGATGGTCATAAGTGCGGACACCGCCGCCGGGATAAGCTGCGGAAGCAGGGACAGAAGCGTTTCCAGCACCTGCGAGAAGAGTTCGGTGACTGCTTCCAGCAGTGTGGGCAGCAGTTCACCCACAGCCGTCAGCAGAGCGTCCAGCGCTGTGGGCAGAGCCGCCACGATGTTCTCAATAACCGGGGTGATGTTCGCCACCACGGTCTTGAAGGCATCCACCATGTTGTTGCACAGCAGCTCCATGTCAGCGTCCGCATCACCAAAGCCTACGATGAGGTTCGACACGGCGGATTTCAGCGCATTGACAGAGCCGGAAATAGTGGCTTCCGCTTCCTTGGCGGTCGTTCCTGCAATGTCCATGCTCTCCTGCATGACATGGATGGCTTCCACCACATCTGCGTAGGAGGAGATGTCGTACTTGACACCGGATATCTTCTCCGCATCGGTGAGCAGTCGCTCCATTTCCTGCTTCGTGCCGCCGTAGCCCAGTTTGAGGTTGTCGAGCATCGTGTAGTTCTGCTTGGCAAAACCCTGATAGGCATTCTGAATGGAGGACATATCCGTGCCCATCTTGTTGGCGTTATCGGACATATCCGTGATTGCCATATCCGCATACTTTGCGGCTTTTTCGGTATCGCCGCTGAGAGACTGGATCAGGCTTGCGGAGAAGCCCGTGACCGTCTCCATGTACTCGTTGGCAGAAAGCCCTGCCGTTTTGTATGCGTTGGCGGCATACCGCTGGATCTCCTGCGAGGAGTCCTTGAACAAGGTATCCACACCGCCGACCAACTGCTCGTAGTCTGCATAGGCGGCGATGACCTCTTTGCCGAGCTTCACGGCGGCGGCACCTGCGGCAACGGCCACTGCGCC